ACAAAGTCTAATGATAATGATCCTGTTTGTTGACCATATGCATATTTATGAGGTTCTACCTGACCCAATTTGTAAAGTTGTTGTCTGTTTGTACCAAGAGTGAGACTAGTAAGGGCTGTCTTGAGACCAAATGACTTTGTAAGAGCAGTAGAAGCCGTACCAAATGTTGATTCATAACCATAATTGACATATGCAGATGCACCTGTTCGTACCATATATACTGTTTGTGTCTGTTTGTATTTAAAGATTACCTATGAGGGGTTTAATTTTCTCAGGGATATGGTGACTATATGATTAAACATATTACGCATATAATGACTTCTGGAATATGATGCTATTACCCTAAGATCAGTATAATCTGTTCCACCCCGTATTTGTGCCTTTATGATTTTTATGACCTCCTTTACTATATTATTGTGTCTAGCATCATTTTGATATGATCTAATATCCAAATCAATAGTTACATCATGCCAAAAATCACTTCCGTAAAGACCAAAATATGTTACATTCTCTGTCTTTGGAGTAAGTATAATCTGTGGGCTTCTACTATCTCCGAAACCTACACTTCTTTTATCCCATGCCTTTTGTACATTTGGGATTCTACCAGCAGTCCAATTATCTTTAAGTAATGAAACTACTGTATCTGCTGCATCATAGACTGCTGTTCCCATTACGCACCACTCTTGTAGATATATGACTGTGTGTAAGGAAATTTCATGTTAGTCCATTTTTCATTTCTACTGTATGAACCTTTTTGTGGTCTCATATTTTTGGTCATTTCATTCCATTGCCAATCTGTTATCTGTGCAGGTTTTCTTCCTACATACCATATCTTTCTGGAGATTTTAAATGCTATTGAATCTATCAAATCTTTCTTTTGCTTTCCTGACAATTTTGTATCTTGTTCTCTACCCTTCAATTCATTATATTCATCTAATAAATATTCTTCAGTTTTTCCCTCAAACTTTTTTTGTTGTACCCATTGCTTAAGTCTATCTATATTTGCTCTCTTACCATTTATGTTTTTACCTGCTGGTAATATAAATTTCGACCAGTCCTCTGGTAATTTTTCTTCTGGAAACTGTCCACTTGTTTTGTATATTGCTGTATCTGGTGGTTCTTCGTATATATTTTCTTTAGGCATAAACATTCCTTCCACACGTTTTATCAATGACATTAAATTATCTGCTTTCTGTATCTTAATATTTCCTATACCTTTTGGAACTACGACTTTAACTTGACCTTTATATTTTCTTGCCTTAAATCCACTATCTCTTAATAAACTTGCTGATATTGTTCCGTAATAATCTCCCAGATTAGCGTAATTAAAATTTTTAACTGTCATGGTATGACGAACACTTCCCTTCTATTGTCGATGCACTTTTCAATGTCTTCCTCCCACTTTCTTTTGGATTCAGATACATTAGTCATTCCACCAGTTGGGAGTTCGTCCATTCTGAAACTTGTATTTAATAATTCTATTGAAGTCATTTTTATCACAGCGTCTGCTATATCCAGTGGTACATCTGTATCACCAGCAAAGTTTTCTCCACCAAATCTATAAGTTACTCTACACCTGTTTTTTCTTAAAATTGAAAATATAAAACCTCTAAGGAATAATCTGCCATATTCATATTCTACATCATACCATTGACCGTTATCTAAAATATCTTCCCATGTTGCAGAAGCTCCCTGCCAGATTTCTATCTTATCTCCTGCTGCACCACTAAATTCATAGATATTTCTATGCTGTAGAAATAAAGGTGTACCCCAGCCATAAGTATAAAGTAATGGTAAATCGTGAACTTCTCTTGTTATTTTCTTTGATCTCCAAGCATGACCTATTCTCCTTTCGATTTCTTCTTCTTTTCTGTTGATGAGTTTTTCAACCTGTGCCGTATTAGGAGTACTAGTAGCAGTAATGGGGATTCTGAGGAAATCAGAAACATCTGCTGCAGAGCAATATGTTGTAGCCATATATAGAATAGTTTTACTTTGTATTTAAAGATATCACTTAAAGACGACAGTAACTTCAGCACTACCATCACAATCTGCAAATATTCCGTCCTCAAATCTTCTGTTTATACCTACATAAGTTCCCTGTGCTGCAGTGAATATAGTAAATTCCACTGGTGCACTTGCAGTTGTACCATTTCTAAATTCAACCTTATTGCTTCCAGAACCAGTCTTTGAAACATAGACATTTACTAGAACACCATGTGCACCTTTTATAAGTGTGTCTGAGTTAAAGGATACTACATTATGATTTAGTTCTACCATATCTATTAGCCATCTTTGTCATATATAAACTTTAAGAAAAAAAAAGGGCTGTTTTTGGACTCTAGTAGCCTATGACTAGAAATTCGAATACTTTTGAGTTGCAAGTTGAACTATCATTTGCTACCTCAGCGAATTTTGATTGTGCATTTCCACCTACATCGTAGAGTAGAATCTTTTCATTTGCTTTATCATATACTACTTCTTGCCGACAGTCTGTATAAGTCGGAATTACTGCGATTAGTGTTTTAACTCTTCTGCCCTGTTTAAGGTCAGCAGAGACACCATTCGTTGCATAGTTATCAGAAGCCCCGAAGGTAACTTTGATAGCATACACTCGCAACTTTGAAGTCAAAGCAGCTTGCCATGAGAGTGTCTTTCTCACGTTGCCATTTGTCCAATCTGATGTACTGATTGTTAAAGCCATATAAAACTATAGTAAGTACCTATATATAAAGATTAAAAAAAAAGAGTTGTGGTTTGACTAAAGTTTAATATCTCTAATCTTACCTTGTGATTTGAAGTGACGGCATACAGTCTCTCCCATCGTACGATAAACTCCTTTTTCGACAAAGGCGTTGTTTACGAATGGATAGGCTGGTGTTCTTCGAGTTGCTTCGTAGTACTCTGTTGGTATTGCGATCTGGATTCCTATTCTTGGATAACCATATCCTTCTGCATCGCTGGTGTCCAATGCAAATAATCTTCCGATCTCGTCTGAGTCGGCTGAATTGCTTGGTGCGTCCTTTGATGGAATGAATGGTATTCCATAAATACTATCCACATGAATTCCCACTCCAGTTCCCTTGAATGTTTGTATTCCGTTTACATCAACTTGTACTAATGCTTCACCGTAAGGATTTGGAATCCTGACAGAAGGCATGTATAAGCCCTGTATCTCAGAATAAACTTCGTGAGAACCTAGGAAAACGTTTGGATCTTTACCTGCTGCGATACGAATCTTTCTGAGGAAAGTTCTTAGTGTATCGTCAGTTAGTACTCCGTTTGTTCCGATAGTGCCTGATGCTGACTCTACTGTAGAGTCAAAGGTTGTCGAACTATCTCTATCGATAGTTGCGTTTGCAGCCCAAGGATCATATAGTCCAGTTTGTGAACCACCTGTTACTCCTTCTTCTGCACTGCTTGAAACGATTCGGTCTAATGTCTCGAAGTCTTTTGTACCAGTGTTTGCTCCACTTGCACTTGCTGCTTCTGCTTCAACATCTGCTAGTAACATTCTATTGAGGAACTCTTTGTGCTGTACAGCCATAAATAATCTGAGTGAGCCTAAGCCTCCCCAAATATCGTCTTTACTGTGTGTTGCTAACCATTCCATTACTTCTGATGCACTGAAAGGCAGTTGTGCTGTCTTTGGTCGTACATCGATTTCTTGCAATGTTGGTTTGATTGTCTCTGCGATTAAACCCCCTTCTGCTGTTCCACCTAATACTGTGTTAGCATTTGTGGTATTCAGAACAGGTTTAGCTGTGATAACCCTCCAACCAGATTTGTCCCAAGGATACTTTGGTAAGATACCAAAAGCATTTGCCTCAAGGTTTAATTGTGCCCATGCGTATGCTCCGAAAATGGCATTAAATGTACCAGTTGTCGAAGTAGTTACAGGTGCGTCTGCTTTTCTAAGAAGGTTACGGTTGTGTCCATAATAAAGTGCTTCTAGTTCATCGATTGTTTTGATTTGAACCATTTTAGAAACCTCTTATTTCATCGTCTGAAGGCACGTAATACTTTCCATTAAGAATGTTCCTTGCGACAGTAGATAGACCCTCAAAACCTTCGGATCGTGCATCTTTCAAAATCATTGATGTATCCTTGATGGATTTATCAACAGTTTCTAGTGCTGCATTTGGTCGAGGTGTTTCGGTGCTAAATGTGTGCTCGGCTTTCTCAATTAATTCTGTATCGTCTGATTTCTTCTGCATTTTAAGACCACCTTTGTCAGAAGCTGGTTTACCTTCGCCATTTCGATCATCGTCCAGTCCAGCTTGTGTGCCTTGTGGATATGGATCTCTTGGGACAGTTACCTTTGCTCCAACATCGTCTCCTGCTGCTGTACCTTTTGGGGTAAGTGGCAAGTCTGATGGTGTCTCCAGTGCTTTCAATCTGTTATCTAATCCACCTAAGACTTCTTGCGTTGCCTTTTGTGATTCAGCAATAGACTGAACAACATCTGTTAATGTGTCGAAACCTGATTTTACAGTTTCTTGGAAAGATTTTTCTGTATCAACTCGTTGTTCCACATAATCGCTTTTGGCGACATATGCATCTTCAACTTGTTCTTTAGAATTGTCTTCGTTGACCATGTTCTTACCTATTCCTTTATATATAGGGTATATAAAGATTTCCTAACTAATTGAGGCGAGATGGTTTCCTTCCACCTGTAAAACGAACAACCTTTTGTCCACTAGCAGCCAAATTTCTATGTATGCCTTGAGCTATTTGTTCCATCTTTGCATCATCTTTTCTGTCCCGTTCTGCTATTTTCTTTTCCTGAGCACATTTTGGGCAATCAGAATGAGGTATGGTTGTTTCTGGATAGTCTCGTTTCATTCCCTCTGTTTTTTTCTGTCCACATGATACACAATAATTAGACTCCTTAGACACTGTTGCTATTTGTTCTTTATTTTGAGTTCCTAATGAACTTGTTAATTTTTCTTTTTCTGTAGGTACTGCTTGACCACCTAATTTTATGTCAGTGTCTGTTGTTTCATAACCTGATTTTGCTTCATGTAATAAATCTAGATCTACTCCATGTTTTGGGTCTTGGACTTCAGCATCACTTGATATTGTCACAGTTCTTGATGGTGCTACTTTACCACTACTAACTGCTCTATCTTCATCTTTATGCTGTTTAGTTCCCATTCCTTTTGCCTCTTCATCTGCATATGTATTAGCAGCATGAACCAGTTTTTGCATTCTCTCTTTAAATCCCACTTCTTTTTTATCCCAAACCTCTTTCTTTTCTATTCTTGCTGCACCTGCTTTTGTTGTTTCATCATCTTTATGTTCTTGATAATATTTCCACCAATCACCTCCTTTTGGCTGTTTTCCTTTTGGGGGTTGTATGTTGTTGTATTGTGCATCTGCGTATTGACTATCATTGGGTAGTGAACCACCTCGATGGTCTGTGCCTTTGTATGGTGATCTCTTTTCAACTCTTTGTGCACCTGCTAATATTGCTCCTATAACTTTGTTTATGTCTGATTTACGTATAACTTCAATTTTCTCACTTACTTGTGATGTTTGCTTTACTGGGTCATCTTGATTTGATGCGTCATCAATATGTGCTCTAACTCCACCACCAGTTCCACTTGATGCTGGTGTATCATTTTTACCTATTCCACCTTCTAATGGTGTAACGTTAAGTTTAACTCCACCCTCCTTTTCAGGTACGCCTACCTTTGTATCAGTCTTAATTGGTTTTGCAGTTTGTGTACTCTGTGATACTGTATTGGTTACTGTTGCAGTTGGTATGTCTGCGTTAGACCAATCTTCACCCTTCTTACTTTCCCTATGTTCTAGCATGTTTTT